GGGTTTCCATTAAGTAATTATAATTCTAGTGTAATGTTATGGAAAGATGCTACACATATATGGAAACATTATAATGAATATCCAGAAACATACATTGTACAATACCCTTATGGAGACGATACATTTTTATACCATGAAGGATTTACATTTGAACACTTACCACACAATGAGGTATACTCTTATCTGTATTCAGGAAGAAAATATAGACCAGAGTATCCTATATGTTTATTAAACGGCTTAGACAGACACCCGGAGATTGAGAAAGAATATGATGAATTTTGTATGCATCAAGTGGGGCACTAAGTACTCACCTGATTATGTTAATAATTTGTATCGTATGGTACAGGAACATTATCATAATGACTTTACATTTACCTGCTATACAGATGACGACACAGGATTAAAGTGTGATGCCAGAGATATACCTGACATAGAACCTTTACATCCTAAGTATTGGTTTGGTAAAGAAAACTATTGTTGGGATAGAGCCAAGTTCTTAGTATTTAATTCTCATAACTTTTTAGGCTTTGAAGGTAAATGGTGTTATTTAGATCTAGATGTAATCATACAAAGCGATATAACAAATTTATATGAACTAGCATTAAAGCCTAGGATAATACATTCCAGATGGCAGAACCCTAAACATAAACATGATAGGAAGTTTATAGATGTTCGGGGAACATTTTATAACTCTAGTGTAATGTGTTGGAATAGAGATCAATGTGAACATATCTTTTGGGAAGCCTTACAGGAAGATCAAATGATATTTAAAACATTTTGGAAAGGAACAGATAACTATCACTATTGGAGACAAAGAGACTTTTGGAGTAACATGCCATTTGAATGGACTTACTCTTACAATAGAGGAATGCAATTTCCAGAGGATTTGGAGACACATAAATATAGAGAAGAATGTAAATTTTGTTTATTTAATGTAGATGTATTAAAGTCTAACAATAAACAGATAAAGATCGATGAATTAGAAGATGAGACATTATTGAGATTATGGCATGGTAACGATTATAGCAAATCAGCTAGACAGTAATTATAGTCAAGGACAGATAAACGCATTATATACACAGGTTAAGAAACTGTGCGTAAATCCTTTTGATTTTTACGTCTTTGTAAGCGCCGATGAGTATAAACTGTTAGAAATTACTCGAAAGAAAGAAGGCTATATAGATGGAATAACCTTTCATGTGCCTAAGTATGGAAAGGATTGGTTGGAAATAGATATAATGCAACACACCAAACCTGGTGGACATACATTGTTTATAACACCTAATTGTATTATTAACAACATACAGGACATAGACATTTATAAGTCAAACAAGAAGATTTTGCTTGAGGATGGTAACCTAGGTTATTTTGTATACCGTAATGATAAAGTGGAAGCTATACTAAAAGAATGGGACGAAAAAGAAGATGACTTATTATATAACTATGATATATTTAGCGAGAAGTTTTTAATAGAAGAAGGTGCTTTACCTTTTCTAAAAGATAGTACAGCAACATATCCAGAAAAAACAGATGAGAGTATAGTAGCTTTGCCTTTTTGGTATGAGGATTTTACTGAAGAACAATTGGATAAGATGTATAACAAAGAAACAGATCTTTATCCTTACTTGCCTGAAAGAGTAGAAATAAATCCTATATCAGGAGATGACTATTTAACTTTAGAACAAATAGAGGATACATTTACAAAAGACTTTATAGAAAAATCTAAGTTGAAAAGAATACATTTTAAAGGCACAGATACAGACCCTACATTAAATCCTGAACTATTTGATATAGCTCATTTCTTTATGTCCAGGTGGGGTATTGGTGGTTGTGATATAACTACAAATGGAAAATCTAATGAGCCTATTTGGTGGAGTAACTTAGGCTTAATGTTTTTAGAAGCAGGTAACATTACATTTAATATTAATACAGGCAATCCAGATAAACAAATATTACAAAATGCAAAAGCGTTGATAGACTCTGGGTGTAGAGTGTTTTGGAATTATGTACATACTAATCAATTAGATTCTGATATTCAGAAAGCTAAAAAAATATCAGAGGAATATAACTTCTATGGCTTTATATATGATAATCAAATCCCTAAAGAAAAATTACAAGTTATAGAAAAAACTAAACCCGATATGCCAGACTATAAACTTATAGAACTAGAGACTCTACAGACAAGAAAAAAAGATGACATATATAAAGAGAGAACAATAAAATTTTCACCACATGTTAAGTGTGAAGGTAAAGTTAATAATTCATTTTATCTAAACTCTAAAGGTAATGTGTTTCCCTGTAAACATGTGGCTCTTAATTTAACTACTGCAAATAATTCTCCTGAACACAAGACAGAATTATTGTATAGTTGGGATAAGAATAATATAAATGAACACACCCTAGAAGAAATTTTTACAAATGACTTCTTTAAAGGATACTTTAATAATTTGTTAAAGTTAAATCCACAAATAATACACGATGAACAAGGTGGAATATGTTAGAAGTAACAACAGAAAAATCAGTAATATTAAAAGGCACATTCGAAGACTATGATAACTATATACCAATAGTTGAAGAGTCTCAGTTTGCTGTTTTGATTATTAAATCAGACATTACAGACTTTGATTATAAAACAATGCAAGTCACGGAAGCACTTGCTAAACACAAACAACAATACGGTAAGGACTATGTCATATGCAGGTTAAGTTAATCAGCTACAGCCAAACAGATGGAAACTATCTTATAGACGACACAAGCGCTACAGAACTTGTAGCTTTTTGTGCCAGAGTAAGTAATCCAGATGGACAATTAAATAAAGATACAAGTGAGAAACTTATTAAGTATCTAATGAAACACAAGCATTGGTCGCCATTAGAAATGGTAAGTGTATGTCTAGAAATAGACACCACAAGAGACATTGCAAGACAAATTCTAAGACACAGGAGTTTTAGCTTTCAAGAATTTAGTCAGCGGTATGCAGATCCTACTAAGGACTTAGAGTTTGAAGTAAGAGAAGCAAGAATGCAGGACCCTAAAAATAGACAAAATAGTATTCCTACTGATGACTATAAATTAGATAGTAAGTGGCAGGAGTTACAAAAAGATATTATTAGGCAAACTAGATATGCTTATACATGGGCGTTAGAACATGGAATAGCAAAAGAACAAGCTAGGGCTGTATTACCTGAAGGTAATACTAAGAGTAGAATGTATGTTAACGGAACATTAAGAAGCTGGATACATTACATTGAACTTCGAGGTGCTAATGGTACGCAGTTAGAACACATGGATATTGCACATGCTGTGGCAGATGTAATAACTAAAATTTTTCCACTAGCAGGAGATTATAAAGGCAAAGAGTTATGAGAGTAAATATAGTATGTTCTAAGTGGGGCACTAGATATGGTCCTCACTTTGTGAATAAATTAAAAAATATGGCCAAGAGGAATTGTAATCCTAAACACGATTTCCATTTTTATTGTTATACAGATGACGCTGAAGGTATAGATGATGATGTAAAAGTTATTCCTTTTCCAGACATTCCCAACATACATCCTAAGTATTGGTTTCAAAAAGACGACTTTAAATATGGTATGGCAAGATGCTGGGATAGGCCTAAAACATTTGTATTCAATACTCATAACTTTGCTGAAGACAAACCCACAGGTCGTTTTATATTCTTTGACTTAGATGTTATTATACAAAATGATATAGAGCCTTTAATTACCTATAATATGGAAAGACCAACTAAGTTAAGAAGTTGGTGGCAAGACCCGCGCCCAATGAAGACGCGGAGATTTAAATTATCTCATGGAGCATATACTAATGGCAGTTGTCAAGTTTGGTCCGACGATCAAGCAGAATGTATATGGCACGATGTATTAGAGAATCAAGAAAAGATTTGGTTTACATATACAGACGGAACAGATAACTATCACTCCTGGCGATGGGGAGATTGGGGTAAAAAATTATGGGATCATTTCCCAGCAGACTATGCTTACTCATATAACCGAGGGCGTAGTTGGGAAGATGATGATTTAACCACAGAAATATATAGAGAAACACCAATCCTCTGTGTATTTAATATTGATCTACTACCTAAACAAATGACTTCAGGTAGAGGACATACAAAGCAGAATGAATTAGTAGATCCGGAGTTATTAAACCATTGGCGATAAACATTTATACAGTAAAGTGGGGCAGTAAATATTCTGCCAAACATGTTAATAAGATATATGAGTCTTGTTTAGAATCTATATCCTATGACTTTACATTTTACTGTCTAACAGAAAATCCAAAAGGACTTAGTGAAGATATAAAAGTTTTGCCTTTCCCTAAAGAAAACAAATTAGAGAAGTGGTGGAATAAAATGTATTTGTTTGATGATAATGTTGTTAGACAAAAAGGAGAGAATTTATTCTTAGACTTAGATGTTATTATACAAAAGAACATAGATGATATTGTAAACTTTGATCCTGAAGATTGTTTATGTTTTGGCCAAACACATTGGCACGATATGGAAACACAAAAGAAAGAAACAGAACATGTTCCTCATAAATATACAGACTTAAACTCTAGTATATTAAGATGGAACGATAATTTAGATAAAGAAAATATTACTCTTTATTTTAAAACACACATAGAAAAAATCTTATGGTACTATCGAGGAATAGATAATTTCTTTATGCACAAGGGTGTAGCAAGAATTAAATATTTTCCGTTAGGGTGGTTTTATAGTTACAATCAAGGCTATATATATCCACATGATATAGAAAAACATGTATTCAGACAAATACCATATGTTTGTTTATTTGATTCAATGGGAAGAAAAGAAGATGTTAAATTTTAATTTTTTAAACAGTATGCAATATTGGGGAGAAGGTCTCGCTAAAGTTGAACATGAGATGAAACATAAGCATGATGACTTTAGACAAGCTCTTAATCCTAATACAATGGAAGGAGCTATTTGGTTAGTTGAAGAACTAAAAAATAGCCTAGATGATTATATGAAAGACGAGCAGTTTAACATTCTTGTATTAAACAGCTGGTTAGGAGTTCCTTTAGTACCACTACTATGTGAGAACTTGTCCGTGGGTGAATTGCACCTAGTTGACATCGATAAAGAAGCTTTAGAGCTCTCTAAGGTGTTTAATAAGCATTATATCACCGAAGAATTCATAAAAATAAATCATTGGAACATGGATATTCCATTTGCCTTTGATGAGTTAAATCAACTTAAGGTTGATATAGTTATTACAATGGGAGCTGAGCAAATGTATCCATTGAAAGATTTAAAGACTGCCAACAAACATGCTATATTTGCTGTACAGAATTCTAATGTTATAGAAGAGATGTATGGTATTAATTGTGTTGATAGTGAAAAGGCTTTAATAGAAAATGCAGGGTTAGTAGATACCACATACTCAGGCAAGACAAAGCAATTCTATTATGATTGGAACGGCAAGGTACATTTCGATAGGTTCATGGCAATTGGCACAAAGTAAAGCATTAAAGAAAGCACTACACGAAGCAACAGTTGATACAGCAATAGGAGCAGTAATAATGTTTCCTTTGAGTGTTGGTATTATTAAGGCTTGCATTGATTACGCAGGCACCTCGGCTGAGATGGCTGCGTTTATTAACTTCTTAGGATTAACTGGAATTGCTATTGTAAGAAAAGCTCTTGTAAGACTAAGATTTTCTAAATGGGATTAGTTACCCACCTTTCTTATTGTTCTCAGAAGATAGCATATATTGTAAATTATCATATCTATATGCTTTATCACTACTGTCATTAGATACTGAATTTATATGATCTATTTGAACTCCATTATCGCCTAATAATTTAGTAATAGCATTTTTCATTTCTGGAGATGCGTTTTTCCACTCCTTCTCAGGCACACCTTTAGGTGTTTGTTTTTCTAACCACTCGTTAGGAGTACCCTCAAAAGTGTGCATCATTACTTTGTGTGCTTTTATAGTTCTAACTTTTCCATATTCAGAAACAGATACCTTGTGATATTTCGATTTCGTAGGAAGGGAAGGTGTTATTTTTTCTATTTTAAAAAAATCACCAGCTTTATTTACAAAGATAGGATTCTCATCTCTTATCGATTTACCATTCTCTAAGGCTATTTCAAATCCAACATTTGATAAAGCCTCTACTAAAGGTTTATTCTTTCTTATTTTACACATATTTTATCTCCATTGTTGTTAAACTAGTCTACTCTTTTACCTACACCCCAGTCAATTACAACCGGGAATCTTGGTATATTATCTACTGACCTTTCAAAGAATCTACATGTAACCCAAGTAGGTTTCTCTTCTTGTTCTAGTAGGGCTTTAAGTGTTGCTTGATTACCTCTAACACCACTTCTAAATGTTTCTGTTCCGTCTGTAAGAACAAAGTGTTTAGCATATCCTGCCCAATTACCAGAGCCTTCTAATACTTCTACAACATCAAACTCTTCTGTAATGAACTCTTTTCTTTTCAGTAAGTTCTTACTTCTTTTGTTTTCGTAAGGAGTATCATTTCTAACCATTTGTCCTTCGTAACCATCTTCTGTATATTGAGAATACTTAGCATCTAACTTTTCTTGATCTTCACAAGTATCTGTTGGAACTATAACAATAGGACTTTCAAACTCTTGATCTTCTATAAAGCTCATTCTGTCTAAGAATCCTTCATCACAAACAGAGTCTTTCCATGCCATATCATATACATGATACTCAACAAGTTTAAAACATTCTTCCTGTTCTTCTTGTGTAGGTTTTACTTTCCTAACAAGGCTTGTAATCTTGTTGAAGTCTGCTTTTAGTTCGTGATTGTAAAGTTCACCATCTAAAATAACATGTGGATTTTCTTCAAAGAATGATTGTAGTGCTAAAAAGATATGATCGCATGTTGTGATTGCTTTACCTGCTCTTGTGTAAAGTCCATCTTTTCTGGCAATACATCTAATGCCATCTAACTTAGGTTGACTAATACCACTAGACTGTGGTCTTTTTGTATAGTCATGTGCTAGTTGTGGTTTGAACTTATCGTAAGTATCGACTAGTGAGATATCTTCGAAGTATTCTTTTTCTACTTTCTTATCCCACATTGCTTGTGCTTCTTTTTGTGCTTGTTCAGCATCTGTAGTAGCATTTGCTTTGCCTGTGTTCTTACCTGTAGCATCTTTCCAACCACTTGTAACTAGGTTGCCGTCTTTTA